AATCAACACACAGGTATCACTGTGTTCCAAGCACAGTTGTTGGAAAATGCTGAAATGAACTTGCTACAGAAAAAACTGTTCAAGATTACCAGCCAGCCTGTAACTGATTATTTTGCTGGTTCATACAGTGTTGAACACATTGAAGAAAGCATTGACGTTATCACAGGCACCAAAGACATGCCAACACCTGTAATGCTCGATGCACAGATCTTCTCGTGGTTCCAAACTACATTCCATATCAATGGCTTTGCTACTATTGTGGCCAGATTTATCAACAAGTATTTAGGCATCAGTTATAACGACTACTATGAAGACCTGTTTGAGTATGCTATGACTCATGACTGGTTGAAGAAAGAAGCAGACGAAGCCAGAACATATTTTTCCAACTGGATGAATACTGGCCGGATCAATCATCCCAAGATTGGTGTGGAGATTCATGGCTGGAACATCATCCATCGTACCTCAATGAACATGCACCAAGAAGACCGTGTGGATGACTTGTATGATTTCTTGGAAACTTTCTTGGAGCGTTACAACTTGCCCAAAGATCTCCTGGCCAGTCTCATGCGCCTCCAACGCAGTTACTACATCAAGTATGAGGACAGGAATGCCTATCCCATGAACTTGACTCTGGACTATAACCTTTGGGAATACTTGAGTTTCAATCGACCCTTGGTCAATGAACCCACAGTGTATCGTTTGGACTTCCCTGAAGACAAAACCATGAGTCTCAATAGATTTTTAGAGTTGTTTTATTTTGCCCGACGTCGCAACTTTGGCAAAGCCACAGTTGATCTAGTGGGCGCGGTTGACAGCAAGGCAACTCAGCGCGGTAAGGGTGCTGCCAAGGCACAAGGCTCGTTCTCTGTAAAACAACTAGCGGCATAATGCGCCGACTGTTTACATTTGGCTGTAGTTTTACAAACTACCGCTGGAGTACCTGGGCCGATTGCCTTGCCCCAGAATTTGATTATTTCGAAAACTGGGCGCAAAGTGGCGCAGGCAATGAGTTTATATTCAATAGTGTAATGGAGGCGGATCAGCGTAATAAGTTTGCCTCTGATGATACAGTGATTGTATGTTGGACTACTGCTACTCGTGAAGATAGATATGTTGACGGACGTTGGCACACACTGGGCAACATGTTTACCTGTCCAATTTATAACAAAGACTATCTTGAGACTCATGTAGACGAACGCGGATTGCTAATAAAAACGTTGGCCTATATCAAAGCGGTAAAAACATTACTAGAAAATCAAAAAACACAGTGGAGATTTTTATCCATGGATACTGTTGATTCTCTAAATATCTATCAAGATGTTGTGGATTCTATCTTGCCCAGTTACAAGGCTGTACTGTTTCCTAACAGTTGGCCAGACAGAAACGGTGATCCGCATCCTAGCCCTGCTGAGCATTTGGCCTATTTGGATGCAGTATTGCCGGGTTGGGTGACAAAACAATCTACTCGTGTTATAATGCGTGAAGAGAGTATCAATCTAAATAAAGATCCCCGCAAGTCGGGAATGACAAAGGTAACAAGACTATGAAATTTAAAGTATCAGAACTATTTTATTCAGCACAAGGTGAAGGACGTTACGTGGGCGTACCAAGTATTTTCTTGCGTATGTTTGGCTGTAACTTTACCTGCTCGGGGTTTGGATGCAAGCCTGGTGAGAAGAGCCCCGAAGCAGACGAGGTGGCAAAGAGTGTACACTTGTACAAAACGTTTGAAGAGCTTCCGCTTGTTAGCACTGGATGTGACAGCTATGCGTCATGGCATCCAGACTTCAAACACCTAAGCCCAACATACACAGCACAAGAACTTGTGGACAAGATGGCCGCGCTATTGCCGCATGGCAACTGGCAACAGCCAAACGGTAACCCAGTACACTTGGTTATCACAGGCGGTGAGCCGTTGTTGGGTTGGCAACGTGCTTATCCAGAACTGTTGGACTTGTTACACGAGCGTGGTCTGCGTCACATTACATTTGAGACCAATGGTACTCAAGAACTACAACGTGATTTCAAAACATATCTCAACAACTGGTTTGGTGAGATTGTGTTCTCCGTAAGTCCCAAACTCACTTTAAGTGGAGAGAAGTACGAAGATGCTATCAAGCCCGACGTTGTGTGGGACTACGAAACACATGGTATCACCTATCTGAAGTTTGTTGTGGGTCACATTGATGACTTTGCAGAACTTGATGTAGTGGTAGATGACTATCGCAATCGCGGCTTTGGTGGACCAGTATTTGTCATGCCACTAGGCGGCGTTGTCAGTGTTTATGACGGCACACGCATTCATGTAGCAGACGAAGCACTCAAGCGTGGCTATTGGTATACTCCAAGGTTACACGTTGACCTTTGGGGCAATGGATGGGGAAAATAAATGTTTGATTGGTTCAAGAAAAAACCAGAAGCGGTAGCACCTGCGCCCCGTGAGCCAAAGGTCAAGGCACCGGTCAAGACTGAAAAAGAGATTGCCACAGAAAAGAACGAACCATATGTGGCAATGGTACGTATGGACATTGATCCTAACAATCTGCACCAAGGTGCGTTTGAACTAGATTGGAATGAAATCTTTGTGGCACGCCTGGTCAAGGCCGGCTACATGATGAAACCTGATGATGTGGACGCTGACATTGTGGATCGTTGGTTCCAAAATGTGTGTAGACATGTGGTGATGGAAACCTGGGAACAAGAACAGGCCATAATCAAAGGGGTTGGGCAGTATGTCAACACTAGAGACATCGGCGGCGGAAGAACCGAAGTGTCATGATATTTAATCACATCAAACAACTCAAACAAGACGGGAAGAAAATTGGTATCACTTTTTCAACCTTTGACATGCTACACGCGGGCCACATTGCTATGCTGAGTGAAGCCAAGAATCACTGTGACTACCTGATATGCGGGTTGCAAACAGACCCGACTATCGATAGACCTGAAACTAAAAATCGCCCTATACAAAGTATTGTTGAGCGACAGATACAGCTGGCCGCATGCCGTTACGTCGATGAAGTTGTTGTGTACCAAACCGAACAAGATCTTGTTGACTTGTTGTTGATCCTGCCAGTTGATGTTCGTGTGCTGGGTGTGGAATATCAACACAAAAACTTCTCTGGCTATGAGGAATGTGGAATGCGCGGCATTGAATTAGTGTTCAATGGTAGAGATCATTCATTCTCCAGCTCAAGTCTACGCAAACGTGTGGTTGCCGCAGAGACTGAAAAAGTACTGCTACAAAAATGATATTATATGTGAATGGTTGCAGTCACTCTGCAGCCGACGAAGCCGCTGTGAATTTTAGTTGGGCCTGCGATGATCCTGATCTGTGGCAAGCAGGTACTGAAGCTCATCCAGCCAATCTGGCAGTGAGTTATGGTAAACATATTGCCGATGCACTGGGTGCCAAGTTGATCTGTCAAGCCAGTTCAGGTGGCAGTAATCCACGAGTACTACGTACCACCAAAGAATGGATTGCTGAAAATCCTGATCTGTTGGCAGATACTTTGATGATTTTGCAATGGACCACTTGGGAAAGAGAAGAATGGTTCTATCAAGACAAGTGGTATCAGGTCAATGCAAGTGGTATTGATCATGTGCCCAATGCCTTGCAAGATCGTTACAAACAGTATGTGATCAATGTGAACTGGGAGGAAAAAACGACCCAGGCACACAAAGACATCTGGGACATGCACTGTTACCTTAAAGATTTGGGAATCCGTCACCTGATGTTTAGTGGACACAGCACATTTAGTCATATCAAAAACCATGATCAACAAGATTGGGGTGTGGAATACATGCATCCATATGTTTGGGAAGAATCCTACCATAATTGGCTGATCAACAACGGTGGCTCATATGCAAACCCCGATTCTGATCCCAAAAGTTACCATTTTGATGCCAAAAGCCATAGACTTTGGGGCGAACATGTGTTACAATACATTCATTGTAACCAAATTTTAGCCCATCAATGAAATATCTATTGATCGACTCATCCAATATGTTTTTTCGCGCTCGGCATCAAGCACACCGAGCCAGTGATACATGGACCAAATTGGGTTTTGCTATTCATTTGACTCTAATGAGCGCTAACAAGGTTGCTCGTAATTTTGGGGCCGATCATGTGGTTTTTGCATTGGAAGGGCGCAGCTGGCGTAAGGATCATTACCAAGCCTACAAAGCAAATCGTGCAGAAGCTCGTGCGGCATTGAATGAAACCGAAGCAGAAGAAGACAAACTGTATTGGGAAACCTACGACGAGCTGACTAAATACTTGTCTACAAAAACAAACTGTAGCGTAATCCGTTGCGCCACTGCTGAAGCAGATGACGTCATTGCTCGTTGGATTGCGTTACATCCCCAAGATGAACATGTGGTAGTCAGCAGTGACTCAGATTTTGTGCAATTGGTTGCACCCAATGTGCAACTCTACAACGGTATCACTGATGTATTGTTCACAGTAGATGGTGTTTTTGATTCCAAAGGAAAATCGTTGGCATTTTCAGTTGAAAGCAACTCAAAGATCAAAGTGGGTAAACCAGATCCTAACTTTGTTGTGCCAGCCAACTACAACCGTTGGGCGCTGTTTCTCAAATGCATGCGCGGCGATCCTGGTGACAATGTGTTTTCGGCTTTTCCAGGTGCGCCCGTGCGCGGTTCTAAAAACCGTGTGGGACTCACTGAAGCATTTGAAGATCGTGATCGTCGAGGTTACAACTGGAACAATCTTATGTTACAACGCTGGACTGATCACAACGGCATTGAACACCGCGTGTTAGATGACTACGAACGCAATCGTATCTTGATCGATCTCACTGCGCAACCCCAAGAAATAAAACAAACAGTGGATCAATGCATTCGTGAGCAGGTCAGTCACCGAGATGTCGGCATGGTAGGTGCACATTTTCTCAAATTTTGTGGTCGGTACGAGCTGACCAAACTCAGCGATCATGCAGATGCAGTGGGTCGTTGGATGAATTACACATACAAAGGAGTGCTCAATGACACTGATAGCAAAACCAGTGGTAGACAAACAGTTTTGGATAGTCAAGCAAGATAATCAAAAAGTTGGCAACATTCAAGCCAGTGCAGATGGTTATCAAGTTACTTTGAATAATCAAGTAGCCAGCTATAAAACGCTGCCAGCTCTACGCCGCACAGCCAACATTGAATTCGAACCCGCAGAAACTGCATCCAAGCCTGTAAATGATCAGGTTCATGGCTATGACACAGGATGCCGCGCCTATAACGGTATGTGGAATGTACAAATGCGAGTTCCACTTTTTACCAAACAATCCAAGTCTAAATCTTGGTTTGCAGCTGGCTGGTACATGGTCAAACAACATCGAGCTTGGCGGGCTGTAAAAAATCCCAAACTTATTGTGCTGCAACGTTATGCTTATCAAGGACCATTTCACAGCAAGGAGCAAGCCAATGAATCCGTTTAGAGATCAAGAAAAATTTATGCGAGCCTGTGATCAGACCACAGACCGTCAGAATCTTGAGCAGTACCAAATGTACTGCAATCTCATCCGAGAAGAATTTGAAGAATTAATGGCCAGTCAAACTGCCGAGGACGATCTTGATGCCTTGATCGACATTCTTGTGGTCACAATTGGTGCCATACACAGCCTGGGCGCCGATGCCGAGGGCGCATGGAAAGAAGTCATGCGTACCAACTTTGCCAAAATTGATCGCGAAACTGGCAAAGTTCGCAAACGTGAAGATGGCAAAGTGCTCAAACCTCAGGGTTGGACCCCACCCGATCTCAAACCTTTTGTAAAAAAACAATGAAAACACGCGAGCAAATTATAACGTCTATGTGTTATACTTGGCGGCATGATTATGGGCTAACAAAGCATCCTGATCCCGGAGGCTACAATTTTCCTCTTGAGTCTGGCATGACACCCGAAGAACAACAGGCTCTTTGGCATCAAATGGCACAGATTTTTGATAATGACATTGCACCATACATGGAACCAAAAACTCAGTCTGATCGTACCTGGGCTCAAGACAGCCGCAGCAATTGGATTGAGCCATGAGCTTGCACATCAACAGATTTGTAGATGCCATCAAGGCTGCTGAAAGTCGTGCACAGCGTGACCTAACCATGAGCCTGCGTGATGCCAAAGATCTACATGCTGACATTACCAAATTGTTATTGACCTTGCAATCTTTGCAGCAGACCACTCAAACTGCTCAAACTGTGGAAGTTGTAATGTCAGGCGGCAGTTTCAAAAGTACATAGTTTATGGCATAAATAAACTACGGAGAAAGCAATGAGTCGGCCCAAGCCTACAGTGCTAATTGAGCACACAGACAAGCACACGTACAAGACTGAACAGGTGTTGGCGTCGGAAGGAGTGTGGGCAGTGTTCTATGATTCCAAGCCCATCAATCTCAAAACTTCAAACTTGCTTACACAGTATCCTGGACCTAAATACAAAAAAGTTAGTTTTTCCAATCCAGGTCATGCTAGAAACTTGGCCAAGAAATTGAACACACAGTTCCGAACTGACAAATTCACTGTGGTATTGTTGACACAAGGGGCACAAGTGTACCCCAATGCCAACTAAAGCAGCACTCACTCGCATAGTTTTAGATCTTTTGCAGGATCAAACAGCTTACGATTTTGACTCAGCATTGACACTGTGGTGGCAGGACAGTCGTGATATAGGCGGTATGCGATTGACACCCAGTGGCCATGAGCACTTTCAACAAGCAAGTTTTGAATATTGGAAGTTTGATATTGCCACAAACAAACCAGTAAAGCCAGTACATTTTTTGATGTTGACCATGTACTTGCAGATGCCATACTTTCTAGATCTTGGAAAAAAACGCAGCATCAGTTTTTATAGCAGCAAAGAAGCCACACTGTATGCATTGTATGGTGACATAGACAAATTTGTCAATGCGCTAGAAAACTTTGGCTAAATCGGCTGTGGCTTTGCTAACCATCCAGGGTAAAAAATCGTTTAGAACATAGCGCTGATTTTTTGCAATGCGATCTGCCAATGCCGTGAAGTCAGTTTGACCAGTGATCACATCATGATTCAACTGCAAGGCAGCTTCTACACGGCAATCATTGTCTAGCCAATCGTAGCTGGTATCTACCAAATCATCAAACATGTCAAAGCCAAGTTCTTTGCAATCTTGCACAGCACCTGGGTGACCAATCACTATGGGAATTTGTCGAGCCACAAATGCATAAAGAGTTTTCTCGCAAATCACGCCTGGCCTGGCTTGGTAATCAGTTTCTGTCACACAGTTGACTTGGCTACGTTGATACAAAGGCAATAGTCTTACAAAGTTTTCATAGTTTTCTGTACCACGATAAGTGCTGTAGTCCCACTGTGGCAACGGTATCTTGGTACCTAGACTCAGCGTCCCGCCTGACCAATTTCGTAGGATGTCAGCGGCTCGACGCCTGTGAGCACAGACTCTGCCATTGAGACACTGCCAGGCCTGAGTCTTTGGATGATCAAGTGCCAGCTGCCATTGTTCTTTGATTCTGAGTAAATCAGTGATAGTCAACCAGTTATGACTGCTGAACTCTACTAGTTGTACTGGACCGCGGTAAATTTTATCTAGCCCATGGCTGTAATACACCACCACAATCTGCGATGATTTTGAACCATAATGATTCTCGATCGCTTGGAGTT